AAGATGAACTACGCCTTCGGTGTACAAAAAGCTGGTCAGTTGAATGGTCGTTATAAGGTTTACAAGAACCCATACATGACTGAAAACACAATCTTGGTTGGTTTCCGTGGTTCTCAATTCTTGGAAACTGGTGCTGTATTTGCTCCATACATTCCATTAATTATGACTCCTCTTGTGTACGATCCAAACACCTTCACTCCACGTAAAGGTCTATTGACTCGCTACGCTAAGAAGATGTTGAGACCTGAATTTTACGGAAAAATCTACGTATCTGGATTGAACACTATCTAATAGTAATTTGAACTAATTCTTACAAAGGGAGCTTCGGCTCCCTTTTTTGTTGATATTTATATCAGAGTTACGACAATTAAATAACGTTTCAATGACATCAAATCACCACACAGATCCAATCTTCGCTGAGAAGAGAAGACCTAAAAACCCAATCAAGTTTAAGATTAATCTTAACGATGAGCAGAAGGCAGCAAAAGAGATAGTCCTTCAAACCCCAATCACACTTCTTAAAGGAATGGCAGGTTCAGGTAAAACACTTCTTGCATGTCAGATAGCATTAGATATGTTATTTAAAAAAGATACAGAGAAGATTGTAATTACAAGACCAACTGTAGCAAGAGAAGAGATAGGGTTCCTTCCAGGAGACATTAAAGAAAAACTTGATCCATGGCTAGCTCCAATCTACGCCAACCTATACCTACTATACGATAAAGAGAAGGTTGATAAGATGATAGCAGACGGAACTATAGAAATCGTTCCATTTGCGTTTATGAGAGGTCGAACCTTCCCAAACAATGTAGTTATCGTCGATGAGTGTCAAAACATCACACACGCGCAAACAGAACTTGTTTTAGGCCGTTTAGGAAAGGGAGGAAAGATGATGTTTTGCGGAGACCTTTCTCAAACAGACTTAAAGAACAAAAAGGATAGCGGTATTGGATTTTTCAATAGACTTGAGGAAAACATTAGAGGAGTAAAGGTAATTACCCTAAAGACTAACCACCGCCATGAGATAGTAGAGCCTATCTTAAAAGTTTATGAAGATTATCGAGATTAATTGATATTTATATGTAAAATCGTAGATGGGACAACTAAAAACATTTATACAAGAGAGTATTACATTGCCTAACAGCAATGAAATGGTCATTACAAATACTAAGACCATAGCCAATGTTAACCAAATAACAAGACGAGTTGACACCATCTACCCACAATTCAGCGGATCAGGTATCGAAATTGCTAGATTTGTCGATAATGAAGAGCAACAGACAGCGGGATCTTTTGTAAAAGACACAGTAAAATATATAAGAGTTACCAACTTAGACACAACCATCCCTTGCTACGTTTATTTAATTAAAACTGACCAAGAAAGCACTTTATTTACCTTAGACGCTGGCAAGTCTCTTATCTTCAGCAATGGATTGTTTAATGCATCATCAACAACAGACTACGTTAATGAATCATACGTAGATGAGATGTACTACTCTGATTTTACGAGCTACGACGTTATGAAAGCAAAAGCATCAGGATCAGCTGTTCAGCTAGAATATTTGATAGCTTCTTCCTAAATATTAACTATTTATAGTAAAACAAAATGGCACTAACATACAGAGGACAAAAAGGATCAGCCTTAACAATTCAAGAACTAGACGACAACTTCGCATACTTCACAGGATCCCACGCTGTCACAGGATCACTTATAGTTACAGGGTCTTTAACCGTTACAGGCAGCACTAGCTTACAAGCAACAACAGTACAAGGAGCATTCACAGTATCAGGGTCGCTTGCAACTTTTAACTACACTTCTGGAGCTTTAATAACACCAACAGGCTCCTTTACAACTCCAAAACCTACTTTTGAGGCATCTGAAGGGCAGTTCCTCTTTGGAAGCGGGTCAGCAGGATATAGTCTCTTTGCTTATATAGGAGGCGCTTGGAGATCATCTTCACTATTCTAATTAAAGTTAGCTGATAACAAACCTCCTTCGGGAGGTTTTTTTATTGATATTTATATGTAAAAGCAACTATGCCAAGTACCCCGATATGGCCAGGATCCAGCAGCTTCTTCCCAGGAAGTACTCCTTTTGGATTCTACGATCAAGATTTACAATTTCAAACTGACGCCGACAAGGTTGCCAGATTTTGTGCTCAAAGATTAGGCTATCCCCTAGTCGATGTTGAACTACAATCTATTAATTTTTATACTGCATTCGAGGAGGCTGTTACAACGTACGGTAATGAGATGTATGCCTTTAAAGTACGAGAAAATTACCTATCATTTGAAGGAGCATCAAACGTACCAACTCTTAACGATAAAGCAATCACTCCGAATATGGGAGTGATAATTCGTCAATCTGATCAGTACGGAGTAGAAGCAGGAGTAGGAGGAAATGTAACCTATAGGACAGGTTCACTAGATCTCATACCGGGGGAGCAAAACTACAACCTTAACGACTGGGCAGTATCAGAGAGTATCGCGTTAGGAGATTTAGAAATTAAAAGAATCTTTTTTGAGGAACCTCCAGCAATTGTTAGATACTTCGATCCTTATGCAGGTACCGGTACCGATATACAAGCTCTGATGGATACTTTTGATTTTGGTAACTACTCACCTGGTATTAACTTTATGTTAATGCCTATTAACTATGATTTACAAAAGATTCAAGCAATCGAATTTAACGATCAGGTGAGGAAATCGAATTATAGTTTTGAGTTAGTAAATAATCAATTACGAATATTTCCAATACCTGAACGTCGTAAACACCTACTTTTCCACTATATTCTAAAATCAGATAGGGTAAGTGCAAGTATTATGACAGGAGATAATCTAGTAACAGATGTCTCAAATGTTCCATATTCAAATCCACAATACTACAACATAAACTCAGTAGGAAGACAGTGGATTTTCGAATACACATTAGCTTTGTGTAAAGAGATGCTAGGGTATGTAAGAGGCAAATACGGACCTATTCCAATTCCAGGAGCAGAAGTAACATTGAACCAATCAGACCTTCTAAGTGCAGCCACTGCTGAGAAGAACGCATTAATAGAGAGGTTGAGAACCTTTTTAGATGAAACTTCTAGAAAATCTCTATTGGAGAGACGTAAAGATGAAGCAGAGTTTAGAAGAACTGAATTAGGAAATGTGCCATTTACTATTTATATTGGATAAGATATGATTAGCTTAGTAGAATTAACAAAAGATGCACAAACCCTGAACAAAATGTTCAAGGTTCAAGTTATTCTAGTCACTGATAGAAAGCATAACAAAACTGAAATTATCAATGAGATTAGAGGTGTAGAAGGTGTAGTGTATATTAAAGTGCGCCAAAATCAAAACGTAATCGATAGAGGAGATGAAAACAGTGAGTACACTCTTCTAGAAATCAAATACATGGCGACTAAAAATACTCCTACAACAGCAATAAAAAATATTAAACTAAAAGCTACGAAGGGAGATGAGGAACAAAAACGCATTTTAGGTCTTCGTAGTATGTATATCATAGAAAGAAGTATAGTAGAAGTATAATGGCTTTATTTGGGAACAGGCGAGATGTTAACTTGTTTACGACCGTAAACAGGGAATTACTCAGATATATTATATCTCAGGAGGTAGGGTATTACAAATATAAACTAAACGATACAGTAAGTAATCTGTACGGAGAAGCTGCCCAAGCGAGGTACTTCACCGACCCAGTACTTATTAATTGTTTAATATCGAAAGTAGACCAAGTTTGGACAAGTGTCGATTACGGACCTGATGTTGACCATACGCTAACAGTAAACTTTCTACGAGAGGATCTTCAGGACATTAACCTATATCCTGAAGTGGGAGATGCTTTCAACTACCTAGACAACTACTACGAAGTCGATACCGTCGCAGATAACCAATTTGTAGTAGGTAAGGATTTCGAACACGCATACTCATCAGATCTTACTACCTTTGGTAGAAATTTCTCAATAACAGTAACAGCACATTTAATACCATCTGATAAGTTAGGACTTAGTAAAGAGAGAACATAATGGCAACCAAGGGACGCACTCCAATTCCAAAAACACAAAAAGAGATCTCAGTTTCTCTACAGCAGCCTTACGAGTTGGCAAACCTAGGTAACCCTAATGATTTATCTATTCCAAACAGGGCAACTAGAACCTCTTTTAGGAACGATAATACAAAACCATTTACGTTAGGTATACAGGATATAGACGAATCAATTAAGTACTACATTGATAACGTCATTAAACCGTTTGTATACCAAAACGGAGAAAGATTACCTATCCCAGTAGTATATGGCAATCCGGAGAAATGGAAATCTGTTCAAGCAGATGGATACTATCGAGATAAAAATGGTAAGGTAATGTGTCCTTTAATCATGTTCAAGCGTGATAGTATTGACAAAGTTAGAACAGTTGGCAATAAGTTAGACGCCAACCAACCTAACTTGTACGGATCAATGGCAAAAAAATATACAGCAAAAAATGCATACAGTACCTTCGATACTCTAAATAACAGGATACCAGTTAAGGAGTACTACCTTACTGTGATTCCCGACTACGTAACAGTAACATATTCTTGTATGGTTATGACTTACTATACCGAGCAACTGAATAAAGTAGTGGAGGCCATGAACTATGCATCAGATTCATACTGGGGAGATCCTAATAGATTTAAGTTTAGAGCAATGATAGACTCATTTGCCCTAGCTACTGAAACAGAAATAGGGAAGGAACGTGTATCTAAAGCAACTTTCAATATTAAACTTAACGGACATCTAATACCAGATGTTATTCAAAAAGATTTAGTAGCAGTTAAGAAAGTAAACTCAAAAGCACAAGTAATTATTACAGCAGAAACAACAGGTTCATTATAAAATATTTTCTATGGAAAAAATAAAGTTATCCGAGCAAGAGTTACAACAAATTGAAACTCTAAGGCAGACATTTACACAATCAGTAAACACATTAGGCTTGATTCATTATCAAATTTTAGAATTGCAATCTCGAAAGGAAAAAGTAGAGAGTGAATTATTAGACATCACTAAACGAGAGCAAGTTTTATATAATGAATTAGTTACAAAGTACGGAGAAGGATCATTATCCCTAGAAACAGGAGAGTTCATTAAAAACTGATATTTATATCAAAAACATAAATGGCAGCAATTAATACAGGTAGTGTTAATCCCATAGCGGATGGACAGATAGTACAGTATACTCACGTTTTACCAATCGTCAGGGCTCTAAGTGGACAAGATCCAGCAGATATTACCATAACCGGAAATGTAGTTTTTAACGGATCAGGAGTATCATTCGATACGAGTGCAATTCCCATGACAGGAAGTAATGCAAGGTTTACAACTATCACAGCAACAACCGTTACAGGATCCTCAATATCAGGAACTTCCGTAACAGGTAGTGTAATAACTGCATCTACAAACTTAATGTCTCCTACTATAACAGGTTCGAATATACGTATATCAACAGCAGCCACCTTCGGATCAACAGGATCAATATTGAATTTGTCAAGTAGCATACCACTTGTAACTCATACGATATCACAATCAGTATCTACAGGAAACCAAATAACTTTCGGAGGATCTCAATTTAAAGATTATATATTTGCAGGAAACACAACTCCTCGTATAGGTATAGGAGCATCCAGTGCCATATCATATTCTATGATGGCATCTGGGTCTTTCATACAGAATCTTCCAGGGTTTACTCCAACCCCTGCCACTATTCTGATAACATCAAGCGATGCGTATGTGATGAAAATCGCTACAACCGCTAACACACAGTCATTTGCAGTATCAAGCTCAGGATTTGTAGGAATTAACACCTGGACTCCTAGAGAAGCACTAGATGTTCAATTAGGAAACGCAGCAATCAAAAATCCAACAACAACTTCTGGATCGATCCTATACGTGGAGAATAACTCAGGACGTATCCTAGATATTACTAATCAGATAACAAATTCGATATTTACTGTACAAACAATCTCAGGATTGCCAATATTCGATACAGGTACTAACTCCGCAGCAGCTTCTTACGTAGCAGTTACAGGAAACGGCTCAGGAGTAAGCTCAAGAATCTCAAGTTCTTTAGCACTAATCAGTGGTACTCTAGCACTACCTTTCACAACAGGAAGCACCGTATCAGTAGGGGCAACCGATGTATTGATCGTAGCAACTAGTACTGTAACTTTACCAACTGCAACTGCAGCAGGTGTAGGCAGATACTATCGTATTAGAAATGCACACGCAAGTACCGATATAACAATCGGATGTACTTCACCATCTACGATGAATGGAGTTACAGTATTAGGACCAACAAGCGCATCAGGATATGTTAGTGATGGTATAGGTATTTGGTATAGTATATAATTATGGGAATAGTAATAAAAGGAGGATCTACTAAGATAACAGGTCAGGGTAGAACTAACACAGGGCCAACAATCCCCATGGATGGATTGGTAATGATAGTAGACCCTGCTCTTGCAGAGACTACGTCATCTGCGTATAGGTTAATAACACCCCTAACATCATCAGTCCTAACAGCTACCCTTTCAAACATCTCACCAGGAGGAGGAGCGTCTAGCTCAGTGAGCAGTGTAGTGCTAAGGCAACTTGCATATCCAACAGGAGCAGGAAGTTTCGGATACCTTAGTTCAGGATCTGGCGGTACACTGACAGTAGTGGATAGTAGAAATGTTTACATAGATGTAAAAGGAGATGCTTTATCCTACCTACAAGCGAATGTACAAAACCAACTAACAATACTGTATTGGTATTCGGGGTTTTGTCCAGGCATAAGCTATCCAGAAGTCGCAACTGACGCCTTTCCTAATTACAAGTTCAGCATGTTACTGAACGCTTCACCATCACCAGTCTTCCCAGTAGGGCAAGCAACATCCACAACCCTGCCATCTGCCCAGATGGGATTTGCGGGTAACGTATATGCTGGAGCTTCTACTTATCGAATTTGGTCTGCAGCAGGTCTAACAACAATCCCGTTTTCGAATACGGGGTCAATGACTAGAAGCACAACTATTAATATTCCTGCATCTGTAAACTGGGGAGGAAGCACACCCTCACCGCTTCAGACAGCATCTAATCCACCATCCTACACAGGACATCCCGCAACACCTAACCTCCCCTCGTTTCATCGACTTTTGCCAATGAGCTCTTTTGCTGGAAGGACTGTGTATAGGGATAACGATACATGGAACTGTTTTGCATTAACGATACAGCAGACGGATAGAACCATAACATCTTCCGTATACATCAACGGCGGTTTATTCGGCACTGCTGCTTTCGTCACATCATCTCTAACTACAGGAAGAGTTAGTGGGGGATCTACGGAATTAGGCGCGTTAAACATTACAAATAACAATCAAGATACTTTCTTCTTTACAGGTTCACTTATAGCAGGTATCGGAGGAGGCTCAACAAGAATACAAATCATCCCAACATCTTCAGGAACATTTACAGACTCACTGCCCTTTCAGACAAGTACTAGAACATTCTACTTTTCCTCCGGGTCTACAATTGGAACCACTCTTCAGAACTTAGTTAATAAGATTAACAGTACCACAGGACTATCAACATACTTCACAGCATCCCTTAACGGAACTAGTTTACGTATATCATCATCAATAGAAGGTACGTACTTCAACAATACTGTAACCTTTAATTTTTCAAGCTCAGCACAGGCAATTAACAACTCCCTATTCACATTCACAGGAGGAACGTCAAATGCAGGATCAGGTCCAATTACAACAACACTACTGCAAGCAGTTCCCAGCGGTAGTGCTTTAAGAATTGGGGTACCGGAGGTGGCAGCAGGTTCAGGATTTTATCGCAACGGATTAACAGGGTTGCTAGGAGCAACTTACATATACAACCGTGCACTATCACAGAATGAAATCACACAATTCTATAATGCTTTAAAAAGTAGATACGGTAACATAACTCCAGGCAACACTGCGAAAAATACATACAGATTATTTAATTCAGCAGTATCCGGCTCAGGAGCTTTAGGAATATACGAAGCTCCACCATCTAGCTCAGGAATAGGGTACTAACTTGCTTTTTGAAGTACAGGTAGATATTTATTGGAAAGTAAACATATTATGGCAGAAACTTTAATATCTCCCGGCGTTCTAGCAAGAGAAAACGACCAATCACAGGTCACACAAGGTCCTGTGACAGCAGGAGCAGCTATTGTAGGTCCTACAGTTAAAGGACCCGTAGGTATTCCAACCCTTGTAACATCCTACACAGATTATACTACCAAATTTGGAACATCTTTCATATCTGGTGGAGCATCGTACTCATACCTAACATCAGTAGCGGTTTACAACTACTTTACAAATGGTGGAGAGACTATGCTAGTAACTCGAGTAGTAACAGGATCATTCACTCCTGCAACATCTACTCAAATCACAAACACAGTACAATCTACTGCAGGAGCATTCGCAGTAGGATCAGCAACACTGACAGCTGCTGTAGACCCTTTCTCCCAGTTCCGTATTACCTATGGAAGCACTACGTATGATTTTTTTGCAACAGGATCAGGTGGATTTCCTGCACCAGACGACGTAGACGGAGGAGTGTATTACTTTAGCTCAGGATCAGGTATTAACGCATCTGCCACAAACCTTGCGACCAAGATAACCTCAGCAATTCCAACAGTACTATCAGTAACCGCCGCAGGAGCAGTATTGAGTATCTCAGGATCAACCTCAGGATCACAATTTAACGGAATCACCTTTGCAACAGGATCTAGTGGAATTGTAACAACACTGAGCACTCTAGCGGGTGGTGTTGACGGAGCAGGATCTAACGCATTTACCTTAGAAACCTTAGCTCCTGGGGCTATTCAGAACAACTCAGGATCGGAACTATCAAACGGTATCCTATCCTCAGGATCAACTGATAACGTTAGATGGCAAATTGTAGCACCTAACACAGCATCAGGTACATTTACCCTGCTAGTACGTAGAGGTGATGATACAACTACAAATCAAACAATCCTAGAAACTTGGACTAACCTTTCGCTAGATCCACTTTCTCCTAACTATATTGAAGCAGTAATCGGTAACCAATCATTTGCTGTTCAAACAGACAACACATCAGGAACCACCTACATTCAACAATCAGGAACCTATACAAATAAGAGTCGATACATCAGAGTTAAATCAGTAAATTACGCTACTCCAAATTATCTAAACAATAACGGAGCCATCAACTCAGGCAGCGACGGAACACCGTTTAACAGATATGTTCCAGTAGCAGCTTCCGGATCAATGACAGGAGCAACAGGAGTAAACTACTACGGGTCACCTGCTATGTACGATACAACTACAACTTCTACGAATATCCAAGGTGTTCCTGCAACAGCCTATACAGAAACTATCAACTTGCTTTCAAACGCAGATGATTATAAATTCAATAGCATCACTGTTCCAGGACTTACTACAGCAAATGCTCCAACACAATTAACATCACTAGTCAATATGTGTGCTAACAGAGGAGATGCAATTGCAGTAATTGATCTAGTTGGGTATGGTGCTAACATCGGAACTGTAACAACTAATGCAGCAGCCTACAACAATAGCTATGCTGCAACTTACTGGCCTTGGCTACAAACATTGGATCCTAACACAGGAAAGCAAGTATTCGTTCCTGCATCAACAATGATTCCAGGAGTATACGCTTTCAATGACTCAGTAGCTGAACCTTGGTTTGCACCTGCAGGTATTAACCGTGGTGGATTGGGAACTGTAATTCAAGCTGAAAGAAGATTGGCACAAAGCGATAGAGATACTCTATACGTAGCGAATGTTAATCCAATCGCAACCTTCCCAGGCTCAGGAGTAGTAGTATACGGACAGAAGACTTTGCAAAAAGCAGCATCTGCTTTGGATAGAGTGAATGTAAGACGTTTGTTGATTGCTTTGAAGAGTTACATCTCTCAAGTTGCCAACAACCTAGTGTTTGAACAAAACTCAATCGCTACTCGTAACAACTTCCTAGCTCAGGTTAATCCTTACCTACAGTCAGTTCAACAAAGACAAGGTCTATATGCTTTCAAAGTAGTAATGGATGATTCTAATAATACACCTGATGTAATCGACAGAAATCAATTGGTAGGTCAAATTTACTTGCAACCAACTAAGACTGCTGAATTCATCCTATTAGACTTCAACGTTTTACCAACAGGAGCTACTTTCGGATAATAAAAATTAAATAACGATATTTATACTAAAACAAATATACCATGGCAGTATTAGATCCAAATGAAATATTTTTCACAGCGTTTGAACCAAAACAGAAAAATAGATTCATCATGTATATGGACGGCATTCCAGCCTACATCATTAAAGGTGTATCAGCAGTAACCTTAACTCAGGATGAAGTAGTCCTTAACCATATTAACGTACTTCGTAAAGTAAAAGGAAAATCAAAGTGGAGTAATATAACTCTTACTTTGTTCGATCCAATCACACCTTCCGGAGCACAAGCGGTAATGGAGTGGGTACGTCTACATCACGAATCAGTAACAGGTCGTAACGGTTATTCCGACTTCTATAAGAAAGATTTAACCTTCAACGTACTTGGTCCAGTAGGTGATATCGTATCTGAGTGGATTGTTAAGGGAGCTTTGATCGTAAACGCTAACTTTGGAGATTACAGCTACGATGATGACTCAGCAGCTCAGAACATTACACTAGAACTTGCACTAGATTATATGATCTTAAACTTCTAAGATCAACTACTATCAAAAAAAGAGCCTTCCAAACTGTTGGAGGGCTTTTTTATTTTACGTATATTTATTAGAAAGTTTCATTAATTAGATTATGAGTAAATTTAAGTTTCCAACAGAAGAGATTGAACTACCTTCACAAGGTTATCTGTATCCCGAAACAAGCCCACTTTCCTCCGGAAAGATTGAAATGAAGTACATGACAACAAGGGAAGAGGATATCCTAACTAACCAAAACTACATCAAACAAGGGATTGTTTTAGATAAACTACTACAATCGATGATCGTCACTCCTATTAACTATGATGAGTTACTAGCAGGAGATAAAGACGGTATCATGTTAGCTGCACGTATTTTAGGATATGGAGCAGAGTATTCGTTTGAGTATAAAGGAGAGCAAGTTACAATCGACCTAAGTGCAGTAGAGGCAAAGCCTTTGAAAACTGAGTGGATGACTAAAGGAACTAACCTATTCGAATTCACAACTCCTAAGACAGGAACCAAGATCACCTTCAGCCTACTTACACACGGTGATGAGAAGGCTATTAGCGCAGATCTCAAAGGTTTGCAGAAAGTCAACAAGAACGCATCTGCAGAACTTTCTACGCGTTTCAAACACATGATTAAATCCGTAGAGGGAAGCACAGATGTAAAGGATATTAGGGAGTTTGTAGATAACTACTTCTTAGCATCAGATTCTAAAGCATTCAGAAACTTTGTCAAACAAGTTCAACCAGGAGTTGATTTACTATTTGATTTTGAAGGTCCGGATGGCGTTGAGGAGGGCGTCCAAGTCCCTATTGGGGTTTCCTTTTTTTGGCCTGAGTCCTGAGTATAGGCTATCAGCCTTTAACCAAATACATGAAATTTGCTTTCACGGGCAAGGAGGATACACATGGGAAACCATCTATGAAATGCCTCTTTGGCTTAGAAGATACACCTTCCATAAGGTGAAAACATCAACAGAGCAGATGTATGAAGCAATGCATGGTAAAAAATCCTCAGATAACCAAACAGTTATTGATCCAACCAAGCCATTAACAGGAGATCAGAGGGTAAAGGTCCCTAACTATACAGTTAAAGGCCCGAAAAAGTGATTACTCGATATTTATTGTAAAATAGTACATGGCTAGAGGCACAGGACCTAATCCGCAAGATTTCAATGATGCAAATGATGCAGCAGATTCCTTGTTTGCTAAAATGCAAAACATTGCTAGGAACCTAACTCAGCAGGCACAGCTACACGCATCGATCAAAACTACGAATGCGGGCATGACTACCCAGCTTCAGGCTCAACTTGCATTATACAATCAAATTAACGCTGCTCTACAACAACAATTAGCTTTACATCAACAGATAGCTGCGGCAACGGGAGGCATTGCAGGATCAATGGGATCGTACAGTGCCCAAGCAACTCAAGCAGCTAATAGCACAGGTACATTAACTAATGGCATCCAGCAAGCAGCAAGTACTGCGGGAACTCTATCGAATAACATGGCTGGAACAGCCTCTAGAACAGGAGGTCTATCAGGACTATTCTCGAAGGCAGGAGGAGCATTGAAAGGATTAGGAGGAATGGCCAAAAACTTAGGTGCTACCTTCTCTAAGATGCTAGGACCTGTAGGAATGATAGTGTCTTTTTTACAAGAACATTTAGTTGATGCATTTAAAATGATAGACGATGCCTCAGGAGACACTGCAAAAAACTTAGGTGTTTCCTATAACGACGCTGTGGGAATGAGCAAGAGGATGAATGAGGCAGCCATAAACTCAGGAGAGCTGTTTGCGAACACCGAGAATATGATGGCTGCTCAAAACTCTCTCAACGAGATGTTAGGAACTTCTGTAGAGTTTTCAGGACAGTTTGCTGCCGAGTATGCATCGATTAAAGAACTCACAGGATTATCAGATAAAGCGATGGGTCGATTTGCTCAAATGAGTCTTATGAGCGGCAAAGGACTCAAGCAGACGATGAATGCTGTTAATAATGAAATTACTAAGATCAACAGAGCAGGACTTTCACGAAAAGCTATTGAAGAGTCTATAGGTAAGGCTAGCAACGCAACTCTACTGACTCTGAAAAACAACCCAAAAGCGTTAGCAGGAGCAGCTTACGAAGCTAAGAAGCTTGGACTGGAAATTGAAGATATTAACAAGATAGGCCAAAGTATGCTTGACTTTGAATCTTCAATCGCATCTGAGCTAGAAGCAGAACTGTTGACAGGTAAGGATTTGAACCTGGAAAAAGCTCGATATGCAGCCTTAACAGGTGATACAGCAACCTTAGCAAAAGAAGTGTCTAGGCAAGTAGGAACCTCAGCAGAGTTTGGAAAAATGAATGTTATACAGCAAGAAGCTCTGGCTAAGTCCTTTGGAATGAATAGAGACCAGCTAGCAGATATGCTTGTGCAGGAAGAAACTTTGAAAAGTGTCAGAAAGATGGGCTTTGAGGATCTAGACTCAGCTCAGAAAGCCTACAACGAAGATGTTGCTAAAGGGTTGAGTCAAAAAGAGCTTGAAGCTAGGTATGCCGATGAAGGACTACGAAACCAGCTAGCATCTGCCAGTATACAGGAAAGGATGGAAGCATCATCAAAAAAACTTAAAGAATTATTTGTACAGATAGTGGAACAACTCATGCCAATACTTGATACGTTAACGAATATATACACAGGAGCAATTCAACCAATAGTTAAGATAGTATCTAGATTGATAAGTTTGTTTTTTGACTTATTTAAGAAAGCATTAGCACCAATGCTACCAGTAATAGAACAAGTTAAACAAATATTTACTGACATATTTGGTGAAGCAGCAGCTACGTTTGATATCGTAGGTATGATAGGAGATTATCTTGGAGTAGTACTTACAAACATCATGGAACCATTAAAAATATCATGGGAATTTGTAGCAAACCTGCTATCAGGCATCTTTGACGTAGTTGGGGGTATAGTTAAATTATTCAAAGGTGATTTTATGGGAGGAATTAAACAGATAGGAACAGGCCTTCTGAAAGGCATACTTTCACCCTTTCAACTTGTAGCAAATATAATAGAAGGTATTGTTAACATGGCCATAAGAGTAGCTAACCTGTTTGGTGGAGATTTAAAAGAAGTTGATTTTGATTTTACAAGCGGAATAGGTAAAGAAGAAAAAATACAACCAAAAACCAAACTTGCTAATGGTGGTATTACAAAAGGACCAACTAATGCTTTGATCGGAGAAGCAGGTCAGGAAGCTGTTATCCCACTTAACCAACTGATGGCTAAGTTCGATGCTATGGCCGATGCAATCAAGCAAGGAGGTAACATTACAATAAACCTAGACGGAGTAAAAGTAGGTACTGCATTAAAATCTGGAAGAGCAGGATACAGTTTACAGTAATCGTATATTTATTAGAAAACTATTATGGGACTTTATGATAAACTAACCCAAGGAGGATCACCTTTCTCAATTACTGGAAATGGCTCAACTCCATCTACAAATCCACTTGCTACTAAACAATCTTTAATGCATGCTGAGGGAGATGTAGCAAGTTACTCTTTGAATGGAGCTAACTTTCCAATAGTTAATTCACAATATCAGCAATATGTTGATGGAGTGCCTAACTTACTTCCTCAACCATCTGTATTGGATATTGACGGAATTAATCCAAAAGGACCTTTAAAAGATCCTAAAACCATATCTCTAAACAATACCTTTGCAAAAGGAGAATATTTGAACAACCTACCTCGATAATTAAATGGGTCTTGTAGATTTAAAAACCGATCTAAAATCGTTAAAGTACGGAAAGGATAGGTTTGGAGGAGGAAGCAGTAATCAACCTTACATTACGAAAGGGATACCTGACGACTTACCACCATCCTCTCCCGACTTCCTATTACGCAATGGGTTTTTAAATCCTATATCATCTGCTACGGATGTAGTAAGATTAACAAAATACTTCGCAGACCTCAAATCACCACTAGGTTTGTTATTTACCGCCAAGCAAGAGATGTTATCTCGTTCTGGGGTAAGGACAGTAGCATCTAAGGGATTGTTTAATGAAGGCGTGTATAACCCACTAAACACTGTACTACAAGCAGGATTAGTTTCGGTAGGAGGACACTTAAACAAACAAGGTTTAAATCCATTCGCAGGAATAGGGGGTTTGGGAATTCTAAGCAACCTCGGAGGTGTTCCAAACTACGGAGATTATTTCAGACAATCAGGAACTTTAGAATTTAGTCCACTAAGAGGTACGTATAGACGTCTATTTAACGATGGTGCCACAGACATACCTGGAACCGCTGATAAAAATGCTAAAAATATAGATCAGTATCAAGGAGGACCAGGATCTATTCTAGGCATAGGAAACACAACAATTAACTTAGCTACAGATAATACAGGAGCACCTCTTCGTACAGGATTGCCATTTGTACCAACATCGAACCAAGGGTTCGTATCGGGAAGTCTAATAGTAACTAAACCGATAAGTGATTTAAGCAACTCACCTTTAAAACTAGCATTAGGTTTAACAAACAAATATAACAACCTACCAGGAGCACAAGTATCAGGATCCAACTTTTTATCTCCAACTATACTAGATACGAACGTAAATATCGGAATAGCTACTACAACACTACCCGGTGATCCTCTATCAGAACTAGCTGCAGCCAATAATCAAAAAACACAGACATTCACTCCACAGCAGTTAGCTTCGCAGACATCTTACACAGTTACAAATCAAATTCAAGATTTTCGTACTATTATAAGAAACAGAGCTAATTTTCCATCATCGTCGATGGCGGCAGCTCAAGCACCTAGCTACAGAACACAGAATATAGAAAACAGAGTACTTTTAGGAGATCCAGGAACCTCGTTCAAGAATCTAAACAGTTATACAGCAGGAACAGGTAATGGACCTCTGGATAAAATAACAGCACTTGAGTTATATAGGAGTGAGTACGTCACATCTGAAAAGACGAAAAAGAACGATTTAGTTAAATTTCGCATAGCAGCTATCGATAGCACTACTCCAAATTTCAAAGTCTTTATACACTTTAGAGCATTTTTAGATTCTTTTCAAGATCAATACGCTGCAGAATGGGCAGATACTAAGTATATTGGTAGAGGTGAAAAGTTTTTCAATTATAACGGGTTTTCTAGAACTATATCAATTGGATGGACTGTATTCGCTCAATCAAAAGAAGAGTTAATCCCTATGTACAAAAAACTAAACTATCTAGCATCCAATCTTGCACCAGATTATAGTGACAATGGGTATATGCGAGGACCTTTAGTACAAATGACAGTAGGAGGCTACCTTTACGAGATGCCAGGATTTATGACGAGTTTAAACTACGACATACCTACGGAATCTCCTTGGGAGATTGGCATAAGCGATGCTGATGACGCAGGAAACGATACGTCAGTAAAAGAACTTCCACACATGATCAAAGTAACTTGTCAGTTTACACCAATACATGAATTCGTTCCTAGAAAAAATCCTTTAGAGTTTAAAAACTTAGATAAACGAACAGATATACCTGTAGGACATGATCCAAATTGGGTTAAACATGGTAACTCAAGATTTATAGCTCTAAGCAACGTAGGACACGCCGTAAAAGGTACTACAGGTTTCGAAACAACTCAACTAATCGCTGAGACAGATGCACTAGGGAATGTAAAGAGAGATAGTAATAAGAATATAATTACCCAAGAGAGAAAGTTTAGCAACTACAACTCAGTTAACACAGACGTATAATGGATAGATATTTAACAACACCTACTATTAACATACAAAATAAACAAGCGTATGAGACTACTAGGTATCCTGATATCCCTCTATCCCCAAACGATATATACCTATACACAACCATAGGCGATAGATACGATACTCTAGCTTTACAAATTTACAAAGATAAAACTATGTGGTGGATCATAGCCGCTGCAAATCCAGAATTAGGATACGACTCATTAGTACCACCAGTTGGAGCGCAAGTTAGAGTGCCAGCAGATCCACAAGAAGTAATTAGAAATTTAAAAATAGTAAATTTATAAAATATGCCAAACATAATTGGTGAAGGTTTTAGTAAGTACGTTCTCGATCAGATCGAGATGCGAGAGTCTAAATTAGGTGCTGCTGTGAGGGATGAAGAGAACGTTGCCTGGCAGTTCGGTAGAACTAGTTGGGTAAAGATGGCGTCTGGAGTAGATGTTAAAGATTTAACAAGATTTAGAGATACTGCTTTAGGAGGTCTTACAGCAAAGGAAATAGGAGATGCTAAGTTAGCTAAAAAGTTTGTACTATTTAATGGAACATCTGACGAAGGTAAGAACGTACAGAGAAGTGGCTTATATAGGTTGGATGACGTTATAGAAGAAAATCCTTTGAATGAAGCTGCCTATGGATTAGGAGGACTTGAATTTGGTTTACGACCAATGCCAGGAATACAATCTGTAAACATAACTTCAGGTCCAAGAGGGTCTTTGAGATTTGGAGAAGTTAAAATGAAAGCTTGGAACAGAGCTCAATTTGAAATAATAGACACTTTATATCTAAGATTAGGATTTACAGTACTGGTAGAATGGGGCAATTCTAACTATTTTGATAACAAAGGAAAATATCAAGGTAATAATAAATGCAGCATTGTTGACGATTTCTTGGAAGGAAAAGCTCTACAATCATACTCTGAGTATGGCATCGTAAAAGGACAAGAGCTAGGTCAATATGAAGTCTTATCCCTAATTAGAGCTAAGAAGCAAGAATCTAATGGCAACTACGACGCTCTATATGGCAAGGTATCCAACTTCAGCTGGAATTACCAGAAGGATGGTAGCTACGATATTACAGTAAAAGTTGTGAGTATGGGAGATGTGATC